TTCTTTTCGCACTTTCTATTTCTCGTTTCCAAGCGTCTATGTTCTTTTCTACGAGTACACCATTGTCCCACACCCATTCTTTGTTTTCCATAATGCCTTCTACGAAAGCGTCTGGAGCTGACGGATCTGCAACAATATCAGCAGCGGTTGCTAAATAGAAGTCTTTTCCTACGTAGTTAACGCCACCTCTTTGTTCTAACGAACCCATACCTCGACTTGATACTCCTAATTGAGCACCTTCGTCAATAAGACCTTTTACAATCTTACCGTATGGTGTGTTCATTATTTTTGCTTCACCAATAAAATTGTTGCCATCTGGATAGAGTTTAGTAATCATATGTGATACTCTCTCCAAATTAACAGTTGGACCGTCAGGATGACCCAACTCTCCAAATGCACGTTTTTTATTGATAAATTCTGTGTTATATCTTCTTACTTCGTTTTCAAGTATGTCTTTAGGATAGACACGTCCATTTCTATTTTTAATTTCAGTCTGTAAGAAGACACCTCTAATTTTATAGTCTTTTTTACCGTTGGCCTCTTCAACGATATATTCGGCTTGTGAAATTTCTTCGGATATTAGTTTCATTTTTCTCTCTCTATATTTATAATACTTTTTATCTAAACTCTACAATTATTGTATAATTATCATTTATTGTAAAGTTTCTAGTAGATAATAATACATCACCTGTAGGCGTATTTGCATTATTGATTATTTCATTACCAGCTGTTCTTAAATCCCAATATCCTTGACCAGAAAGTAATACGGCAGTTGCATTTGTAGCACCTGACCATATAAGTTCGACTGCTGATTTATTATTTGTTGTATTTACTGACCACCAAATTTTGCAATTTTTCTGTTACCGTCTTCGGTCATAAAAGTTAATGCTTGAAGCGTCAACTTTAGTAACTAAAGACTCACCTGTACCGTCAGATATGTTAGTTAGTTTTGCAACATACTTAACACCTGAAGTATCAGCAATTGTTTGTGTTGTTACTATATCTGCCATTTTATTTCCTATTGTGCGTCATAGTAAGTTTTTGATAACTCACCACGATTAACTGTTTCTCCTACTTTTCTACATTTAATATAAATTTCTTGTACGTTACCATCTGCAAAAGTAAATGTTCTTATGCCGCCAGAAATGGTTACATTTGCACCATCAGCTGAATCAGGATACGTATCACTAATAGTAGCAGTATTTTCAAACTCCCAAATATTATTTGATCCTGGAACAGTTACCCAAGCCATTTACTTTTCTCCTAATTGTTCTACTAATTCATCATCAAAATATTGTTCAATTTGTTCTTTGTTTATATTATGAAATTCGCAAACCTTTTCTACAGATTTATCAAATCTTTTTAATATATCATCCTGACTTTTTTCAACTAATTTAAATACATCATTTACAGCCTCTTTCATAACAGGCGATAAATTTTTATATGTATTACTGTTGAACGTCTGGTTGCTCTGCACTAACTGGATCAACTTCATTGTTTACCTCTGGTGTTGGTTCTGTTTCTACTGCAGCTGCAGCCGCACCTGTTGGTTCAACTTGTCCATCTCGTGTAAAGGTACCTGTGTCTGCAATTTCTGGTTTAGGGTCACTATGAGGTTCTGCCTTAAATAAACTACTAGCAACTTCTTGTCTTTTTGCGTCTAGTTGATCTCCAACTTTAGCTCTTAATGCGTCTTTAAAAGCATCCCCAGCACCTACCATATCATTTTGTGCCAATTTGTCAATAAACGATTTTACTTCTTCACTCATCTTCTACTCCTATAAATTTTCATCATCCATATCACTAACTTGTGATGTAGGTGACGATATGATACCATCATTAATTTCTTTTTTAATTTCAGCATCCATTTGTTTGATTTCTGTTTCAGTTTGTTTTAAGATATGTTTTCTAACATAATTAACTGAAAAATATTTACCAACATAATCTCTAACTTCTCTTGCTAAGTTTAATCTTTCTCTTAACATTTCTGAATTTTTAAGTTCAGCAAAGTGACCGTCTTGTAAGAAGTCATAAAATATACTATCTCTTACAGTTGGCCAATCTGTTTCAGCGATTACGCCTTTTACTATTAATTGTGTTCTTAATAAATCGTTAAACAGTTCAGTAAATTTTTTTCTTAATCTACCTACAAATTTAGTAAACTTCAATTCATCTCTTGTAATTTCAGTTGATCTACCTAAATTAAATCCAGAAGAAGACTCTAATCTACTTACTGGTACGTTTAATGATCTATATAACTTTGATCTAAAGTATTCAATGTCAGCAATCTCACCTAAGTTTTGACCACCTGGTAAAGTTGTAATATCAGTACCTCTGCCACCTTCTCTACTTGGTAACCAAAAGTCTTCTAACATTGACATATAGTTTCTGTCATCCCTTACTTCACCTGTAGCGGCGTCATAAACAAGTTTGTTTCGGTATCTTGCCATAACATCTCTAAGATATTGTTCAGCCTTAACTTTAGGCAAATTACCTACGTCAATTTTGAATATTCTTCTTTCAGGTGCTCTTGCAATTCTGTAAATAACAGCAGAGTCTTCAA